CCCAAGCCATTCAAGAGCAGCAAATCAATGACAACAAGATTTATAACAACACCAAGGCACTCATCCAACAGGCCAACGGCGATATCACTACGGCGGTGAACAACAATACCAACGCCACCATTGGTATTCGTAACGATTTAAAAGGGCTTGGTGATTCCATGGGCGAACTCGATAGCAGCTTAAATGCGATTGAGGGTCTACTGACTGGCTCAGAGTTTGGCACACCTACAGGCACCGCTATCACTGGCGAAATCTTTACGGCAGAAGACTTTGCCAACCTGCAAACCACGATAGATGAAAAAGCCGAATCCATCCAAGGCTATGTGGACGACATTAAAGGCTTAATCACTATCGGCACCAACTTCAACAACGGCACATTAAGCGACAAGTCTTTCAATATCAAAGGCGCAACCGTTGAATCAGGACTACAGCGTTTTGATGCGGTATCGGGTTATGTGCACCCTGTCGTGCTGTTCATTTGTGCCTTAATCGCCCTTTGGGTTCTGTTTGGTAATCGGAGTAAATAACATGGAATACATCTACTCAGCATTAGAGTTTATTGCCAACATTGGGCAAACCTTTCTCGACTTCTTTGATGTGGCGATTGAATGGATAAAGAACGCGTTTGAATACGGCGCGATGTGGTTTATCTCGGTATGGCTCGATATCAAGATTGCCTCGATACAAATCGCACTCAAGATTGCGCAACTGCTGCTCGAAGAATATGGCGTCTATACGCTTGTCGAAGACCGCTTTAATGCGCTTCCCTCTGACGTCCGTTATATCTTGACCGAATACGGCGTCACCTCTGGGCTACGTGTCATCTTTGATGCGTTCGCTACGTCTTTAGTTATGCGTTTTTTTAACTGGTGATTGAATGGCTACTTCATTTCGATACGGTCACGGTGGCTCTTACAAATCGGCTTGCGCCGTGTGGTTTGACTTACTGCCTGCACTGCGTGAAGGTCGAATTTGCATTACGAACATTCATGGCATGCAGCCACTTGAAGTGATTGAACAACGCCTTGGTGAAAAGTTTCCTGATACGGCTCGGCTCATTCGCATTAGCTCTCGCAATCCTGAAGGCTTCGAGCTTTGGAAATACTTTTTCTGTTGGGCGCCCATTGGGGCGTTCATCCTCATTGATGAGTGTCAGCAAATTTTCTCGGTCAATGCAGGTTTCAAAATGGCGAACATACACAAGCGCCCTTTCACTGACTTTGAGCCTCACTTACCGGAAGGATTCTCTGAGCTGTTTCACTCTCGTTGGCTAACGATTGATACGTCCAGTTTGGATAATGGCGAGATAGACGATTGCCAGCGCACACGTTTTGATGAGCAAGGACGCATCATCTATCCGGAGAACTTTAACAACGCCTTTATGGAGCACCGGCACTACAACTGGGACATTGTGTTGCTCACGCCTGACTTTGCACAAATCCCGAAAGAGTTAAAAGGTGTTGCGGAGTTGGCCAAGCAACATAAGGGTAAAGATGGGATCTTCTTTTCCAACCGCAAACCGCGCATCTTGGAACATGACCCAACTCGAACGGTCACCAAACCAAGCAAAGACGATGTGGTTTATAACCTCAAGGTGCCGCTTGATGTCCACCTACTCTACGCCTCGACTGTCACGGGGCAAATCACTAAATCGGGGCTTGGAAAGAACATCTTTCTTAACCCGAAATTCTTAGCAGCTATGGCACTGGTCGTGCTTTCATTTGGGTACTTAGTTTATGCGCTTATTGGTATGGTTTCTGATTCTGAGACGACAACTGCGGAAGGAACGCAGCTTCATCAAACTTCGCAGCAAAGTGGCGTTTCGACTTCGCAAGGTCAAGCACGTCCTGGTCAAAGTGGTTCGCCTGGTTCTGTCATGGGTTCTAGTGGTTCTGGCTGTACGGGTGCTGGTTGCGGGAATGAGTCTTATCATGACGTAGGCACCGTTCCGGCTTGGTTCCCACTGGCAAACTCAGAAAGTATCTATGTCTCTGCGGTGGAACGTTGGCACAAAGCCACCTCGATACACGTCAACGTGCATTTTGAGGTTGTCACACCGCGCGGTGTGACTTACCTCGATGACGGATTCCTAAATAAGTTGGGCGTCAAGATGGAATATCTGGACGATTGCCTCGTCCAGCTGTCTCGAGGCGCATCCAACTTCTATGTCACGTGTTCGCCGTATGAGCAATATGCACAACGGCAGGAGCAAGATATTGAACTCAAACCTGTTGGCGGTTTGTTTAGTGGAGACGAAACCTAATGAATGAATACGTAACGCATGGGCAGCTGGTTGAAATCATCGAGCTGTTTGATCATCTCTCGATAGTGAACGCCGTCATTGTGGTGATCGTGTATGACCTTGCGAGATACCTCCTAGGCAAACTGGTCGACTACTTCAATTAAAGGCAAGGTGCCAGCCCCGCAGGGATAAGGAGTTGCGGAGCGACGACGAGGCACCAAGCCACCCACCATAGCAAAACCTAGCCTCATCACTTAATCGGCGCGGTTAGCAGCCCAAAGCTATTTGGATGCTGCCGCCCTCCTTCCTGCTAGACCAGCCTTGCAGAGACTATCCACACCAAAGGCGCGTTAACCTACCGGAACGCTGCATACTCACAACGTCAAAGCTTTGCGAGTGTCGAGCAATGCTTATTCTTCTTTTCTGGGTTCTCTCCGACGGACGCGCGGAGCAAGTGAGGACGGGCTAGGACGATTGCGCGACGTGCGGCGGGAGGTCAAACCCCCGAATCTGTATTACGGGGGTAAATTCCACCATGCTTCAACGGTTCGATAAAATCGTGATCAAGTCAGAATAAGCAATAAAATACTTATGCAATTAATCTATCATATTGAAACTATGAAGTTACCTATTGAGCATATCGCAAGGAAACTTCACAATGTACGGACAATAGGATGCGAATAGTCGCATAACAGGTGTTAGGCATCCGAGGAGATAAAATGGATAATGCTTTTGTTAATGGTTTTTTGATTCCGACCTTTTCGATCTTTGTCCCTTTTTGGGTCATGTACATCCGAAAATCTGAAAAGCGTAAGCGGTTTGTGCAGTACATTTTGATCCCATTTGTACTATTGGTTACAACGATTCTGTATTTAGCCGCGGGATATTATTATTTTTTGGGTCCAGAACTAGCTAATCAACTATTTGATTCTAAATACCTATTTTTTCTTCTGGTTTTTATGACATCGACATGGGCGTTACAGAAAATGGTTACGTTTTGTTTAGAGGTTGTATTTGACTTAAGGGGCTGAAATTCCTAATAAATTGTTCAATAGTGATTCGCACGCGTGGTATTTTTACTATGCGTTAGCTTTAGTGGTTAAGGTGGCATGCGGAAGCTTTGGTATTGGGTGCCTCACACCTTAACAAGGCGCTATGTTTCTGAGTACCTATCAATAATTGGAGGTAAAATGAACAAATTAAAAAAGTGTATTTTAAGTGTTATTTGGTTATCAATGACTTTCTATAGTTTTGGCGCTAACTCTCAGCCACTTTCGGAAAGGAAAATAGAGCTGGATGCCATCAAAATGACTTACAGTGATTTATCAAATGTTTTGTCAAACATAGAGTTACTGATAGAAAGTGCTAATCAAAGTGTGCCTAAAAAAGAGTATAATGAAGAATCTGTTGAGATATCAATCAGTTCGGGCCAAGATACAATTCGGTTGACTGGCTGGCAAAGCTTTAAAGAAGAACAATATTTACCACCTAAAGGTTATAGTGTTAGGTTTCGCTATTCGTACTCGAATGCTCCAATCTCTTACGTTACTTTAACTTTGGCAGATGGTATAAGAGAAATCCAAGTTTCGGGTTCAGATCGCAGCCAAGTTAACGCAATTAGCTTAGCTTTAAGGGACAGTCTTGATAAACATTCTACCAAGTTCGGTGGTATCGGGTTTCGAGCGATATGTGCGTTAGTTTTTATAGTGTCAGTGATGTTACTAATTTCATTATTTTTCCATAAGCTAAAATACATCGTAATTATTCAAGCTGTAACAGCTATTGGAGCAAATATTATTATTTATGCACTTCCTTGGGATAAGTGGATTGCAGGTTTTACCATTTATCTTGATAGTGCAAGTTTTATAGATCGAAATATTAACATGATGTCTTTTGTGGGTATTTTAATATCAATTGCAGTACCATTAATCGGCTTTGGTGTAAAAGCTGCGAACAAAGTTCAACAATCAAAAGAAAAATAACAAAGCCTTTAGGATTGATTCGCAACGCGTGGCACTTGACCACGCTTTTTTAATCTTTGTTACTTGATTCAATATTTTCTTAGACGTAGTCTGTGTGCGCTAAGTTTTATATGTCAAGGGTATGAAATGGCTAAGTTTTTAAACACAAGTGCAACAAACTACTACCTCGAAGAACTAATTAAGAACGCTTCTGAAAGGCTGATCCTCATCAGCCCTTTTCTCAAGCTTAATGATCGCATTCGAGAGCTTTTGGAAGACAAAGACCGATTAAAGATAGACATTCGAATTGTCTATGGCAAAAGCGAGCTACAACCTGATGAGATTAACTGGCTTAAAAGCCTCTCCTTTGTGCGTACCAGTTTTTGCAAAAACCTCCATGCAAAGTGCTACATGAATGAAAGTGCTTGTATCATTACAAGTTTAAACCTCTACGAGTTTAGCCAAGTAAACAATAACGAAATGGGTATCTTCATTGACCGTGACGAAGACCCCAATGTCTACAAAGATTCCTACGAGGAAGCGCAACGCATTATTCGTATTAGTGATGAAGTTAGAATCTCGTTAGAGAAAGTTGAAGCTGCTAAATTAGATAAGGAATCTACTCAAAAGCCTGTTACAGAGAATGAACTAATTAAACTTAGTTCCTCTAAGTTAGCTAAAAAGCATAAACTTAAAACAGATGACTTCCTTCAGATGTGTGTAAGCAAGGGCTACTTATCTTTCGAAGATGGAAAACATTCTTTAACCGAAGAAGGGAAATCGTTGGGTGGTGAGTTCAAGTACAGTAAACGTTTTGGTCCTTATTTTATCTGGCCAGAGTCATTAGAGGTTGAATAGAAAAATAAGGCTCCTGTTGGAGCCTTCAATCACACTATTTTCTTTAGTATTCTTGAATACTTCAATATTTGGTGAGCCACCTTTATATCATTCGATGCACCTAACTCAAGTAAAGCAACCCCAATCAATACTTGCTGCGCAGTAACCAACTGTCCTGTTGGAAGCTCTAATCGATCATGCCTCATTACGAAGTTTTCCCAATCTTCACAAGAGCTCAATTCCTTACCCTTATTCATCCTCATCAATCGCTTACACTCTGGAGGAATGGATTTTCCCTTGTCCCATTCTTTGACCGTTCTCACAGTTTTTAAACAAAGTTTGGCAGCTTCTTCGACGGTTAAACCACATTCAAATTCACGAAAAATATAGTTTTTAGTCATTTC